TTCAAAGCTGCACTGATACTTGCCAGTGCATCGACTTAGCTCTACTCAATAACTCAGGGACAGAAGACATGACAATGCTTTCTGTCTTCTTATTTACTAATGCGACTTGATGCTTCTCACCCAATTGCTCTGCGGCTCTCAACTCGCCTTCTGTAAAAGCGAAAAAGTACCCGCTAAAATCTTCTTTTACCGATGCTTTGCTGGTCGTTTTAATTTCTATAAAGGTAAAACTATCTAAATGGGAACCTATGGAATCGATGTCTTGGAAATCAATGGTAACATCTTCAGGAACTGCAATAGCATCAAAGGCCGTTCGCTTTATTTTGACTCCACGCTGTTCTAAGGCGCTGATTAAATTAGACAGCGCACTACCTTTAGGTCTTTCTATCCAAGTTTTGTTATCTTCAATTGAAAGCTTTTCACCTGTAGTACCAGTAAAGCTAGAGAGCCTTTCTGCATGCTCCTTCTTCATTGCTAGTATTTCTGTTATGCTCATCAGCCCCTCAATACAAAAAGCCACATGCTTTCACAGATGGCTTTATCAATAACTAAACCACAGCTTTCATTACCGTAGTCACAACCTTACCCATCACTGCGAACTCATTGAGTTTTTCACCGCTGACGATAAACGAATCATATTCTTCTTTATTGTCCGATATGACTTCATACCCTTCGGCCATGATGTCGTACTTCAAACGCTTGATATAAACATGCTTACCGATGCGTACCACATAAACACCGTGTTTTACCGGGTGGTCGAGCTCGCGAATATCAACTAATACTTCGTCGCCATCGCTTAACGTGGTTTCCATTGAGTCACCGTGGCATTCAATGATTCGAGCGATCTCTTCATTTAAGCCAAAGCGTGCTAGCCATTCACATGATAGGAATTCTGTTCTGAGTTGAAATTCGGCGTCATTCAGGGCGCCAAATCCACACGATGCGTAGACGTTATAAACCGGAACGGCGCACATCTCTTCCGCTTTAGGCAAGCCTTTGACCGATTTAACGTTTGAGAGTTGAGTAACGTTATCGGGAACTTCAGGGATTGGTTCTGGAGAGTTGTGCCCTTTTAAAATCCAATTCACATCACATTTTAAGACCTTTGCCAAAGAAAAGAGACTTTCTCCTTTGGGAAAAGTATCTCCTTTCTCCCACTTGCTAACAGCGGCTTTTGTAACCCCTGTAGCCCTTGCGACATCAGTCTGCGTAAGGCCTAGCTCTTTTCTTCGCGCCAGTATTCTCTGACTCTTCATCGGAATATACCAATTAATCACAGGTAAACTTAAGCTTACTTTCCCACACGAAAAGTATACTTGTGTTTACTTTTTGAATTTTATTGAGTATCTTTATCTCAACTTAAGAGTTAACAAATGGATACCAAATGAAAACTAGAGACGCTATTAAATATTTTGGTACTGCTGTTGCCTTGGCTCGAAGCTTGGGGATTTCAAAACAGTCGATTTCTAGATGGGGTGAAGATGTGCCACCACGTCGAGCGTTTGAACTTGAGCGAATTACTCTCGGCAAGTTAAAGGCCGATTTCACGCCACCTCAAGTTAGCTAGAGGACAACAGTATGAGCCGACTACTTAGCTTACCGCCTGCTTGCCCATATGTGACGGTCGAACAATACATGGCGCTATCGGGCCTTGCGGAAGGCACGGTGAAGCAGTTCATCACTGACGGCCGAATCATCATTAAGCCGAAAACGAAACCCAGAGAAAAAACGCTGATCAACATGGTGGCAATGACAGAGATCGCCGCCCGGGAAGCAATGGAATTACTGGGTTAATCCCAAAATAAAAACGGCACCAGAGCATAGCCCTAAACCGAATGCTCCGCTCTTAATGCCCCACATTCTTTGGCGAGACTCAAGGCAATAAGAACGTCCACGATGTTCAGGATTCACAGGTGAACTTGCGTTCCTTTGTAGGATAGCTAGCCCCAACTTTTCTGTCATCCCGCGTTGGCTTTCGTTTACTTCACTTGCGACAAGGTGAGTATCAAATATGGACATGAACACTTCAATGTACGTTTTCCTTGAGGGCAAACAAAAGGCATTTGATGAAGCGTGTTGCGCGTTCCGGGCGGCCAATAAGGTGTCGGCCATTGCTGCCGCCGTTGGCTTAGATGCATCGGTGCTGCGCAATAAGCTCAACCCAGAGCAGCCCCATGTTCTGACGTGCGCCGAGCTGGTTGCTATCACCAAAGCCAGTGGCGACTACACCATCATCAATTCTCTTTTGCTTGGCCTTGGTGTGGTGACCGCACAACTGCCACAAGAAGAGAAAACCGAAACCTTCCTCAAGCGGGTGCTGGAACATTCGATGCTGTCGGGCGACCTGTCGCGCATGGCGTTAGACCACGGCGGCGACACCCGCCTGCCCCGCACGACGCGACACAAAATTATCTCAAAGGCACAGGCCAGCATCGGCAACCTGATGCTTTTAATTTCTGACCTTGAAAACCGCACCTCTGGGGCAACGCCGTTCTTTGCGATGAGCGTAGATTTTATCACCCAAGGCGCGCCAATTCCGGGCCTGTCCTAAGGAGCCAAGATGAATCAATTAGCCAGAAACGCACACACCCAACACACGCCGCCAGCGCAAGAGAGTATCGCTGCGTGCAAATCGCTGTTTAACGGTGCCGCCACTCGCTGCCAGTTGAAAAAGATGTTCAACGCGCTGCCAGAGAAAAGCCGTGGTTTGGTGCTGATCGCCGGCGGCCTGCCCGCGCGCGATTACAACCGAGAATTCGAATCGTTCGATGACCTGGAACTGCAAAAAATCCGCACCGGAATGCAGTACCTGAAAAACCTGACGGTCACGTTCGACAGCAAGGTCGGCGATGTTCGCCGCCTCAAGCACTACCAGTTCAGCAACACCCATTGACCTAGCCAACCTTTGCCCCCGTGGTATTCCTCTCGGAATGGGGGCCTTTTTCGTCTCAGCGTAGGAGCAAAGATGATGAATGACCCAGTAACCAAAGCCGCGTTTGAACGCGCGATTCTCGCCACCATCACCAGCTTGTATGAGCTGGCCATCGACAGCGCCGATGTAATGAGCGTGCGTATCGAATATTCCTCAAGCATGAAGATGTTGAACGTGGTGATCTTCTCCGCCACCACAACCGACCACGCCCACAGCATTGTGCTGCTTGATAGCAAACAAGCCCTGAAAGACCTACTGGACATCGAAGATGACCTGATTGAGCGCATCGCTGCGCGCCGTGATGAGTTGGAGAAGGGGGATGCAGCATGAGTTCAACCAACGGCAACGTCCAACCTCGTGAGCTGTATCCAACTCCAGCAGAAGTTGTAGATGCACTTCTGGCCAAGCTAACGCTGCGCCCTACCGATAAGTTTTTGGAACCGTGCTATGGCACCGGGGCGATCTTCGACAAGATTGGTCTGCCTGAAAGCCAGAAGTCATTCGCCGAAATTGAACAAGGTATTGATTACCTGACTACCGACTTTGGCACCCAAGACGTGATCATTACTAATCCACCATTCTCACTGACGGAAGAGTTCATTCGTAAAAGCCTGAGTGAACTGGCACCTGACGGGACAATGGCGTATCTGCAACGCGTCAACTACTTGGGCTCTAAGAAGCGTTTGCCTTTCTGGTTTGAAATTGGCTTTCCACCTAAATGCCCGATCATTGTTCCTCGTCCACGTTTTGTCGGTGGCGGCTCAGACTCGTGCGAATACGCTTGGTTCATCTGGGATAAAGGCAACCGTTTCGATATTCCTCAAGGACTGAGTCATATCATTTCTGTCGGTCATGATGCCGCGGCATAAGCGCTCTTAAAGCAGCATGGACACCCTCACCGAACCCGCAGAAATCGAGCTGTATGATTTCCCATGGCAAGCCCCTTTAACGGAAGTTGAAGCGGGCTGCTTTGGTGATCGTCGATTCAATGAAGTGATTCAGCCAGATAGCCTGAGTGTGCTTGAACGTAAATTGTTTGAAGCTAACCCAGACGACTTTGCCTGGGCGCAGTCGCGCATCCAAGACCTGCCCGATTACCTGACCAAATACTTCGTCACACGCTACATCAGCGTGTTCGAAAAACTCGGCCGTAAAGAGGCCAACATTTATCTGCGTGAACGCATGGCACCCGCAACAGAACGCGCGCAAAAGGTCTTGGAAAAATACAGCAAACTACCCACCACACAAAAAGTGGCAATGTTCTCTAAAGAATTCGAAAGCGGCGATAACGCATTCGCCTCCGTGTACTTTACAGAGCACAGCCTGCCTGAAGACTTTCAGCGCCCTCAGCTCTCTTTTGACTTCGACCAAGCCGAAAAACATACCAAGCCAGAGAAGAACCGCAGCGTTGCCGAACTGGAACCCGACGAACTCAGAGACATGGCATTCAAGCTGTCGCAAATCGCCTCTGCCCGTCACCAACGCTTTGCGGCTTCTGCCATCAAAGAAGTGAAAGCGGATCTGGCGAAACGCGAAGTCAAAGCCTCTGAATCGAAAATCGGCGAGATTGCGGTGGTGAACACCTACCACAAGCTGGCTGCTTTCGTGAATGAGTTCGGCATCAAAGCGCCCCGCAAGCGCAAGAAGCAAACCGAGCTGACGGCTCTGAACGACATCTCAAGAATGCTCGATGAAAAATGGTGGCGTGGCCGATTGGTACACATTCGCAAAATCATGCGCGAACATCTGGCGATCGCCATGGGGCAAGTGAGCTACAAAGCCTCGCCGTATGCTTCTTGGGATTGTGTCCGTGAACATCAGGAGCAGCAGAAAGCCAACTATGAATACATCAAGCAGTGCCAGCTGATCGATGAGATTACGGGCGAAGAGGCCGACTTGTGGGACATGGCGAAAAAGAGCCTGTCGAACCCGGCTATCCGCCGCCATGAGTTAATGGTGCGCTGCCGTGGTTGCGAAGACATCGGCAATGAGCTTGAGCTGCAAGGTTTGTTTCTCACGCTTACTTCGCCGTCCAAGTACCACAACAGCTACAAGAAAGGCGGCTTTATCGACCACTGGAACGGTGCCAGCCCGCGCGATACACAAGCCTACCTCAACAACGTGTGGCAGCGCATTCGCGCCAAGCTGGGCCGTGAAGAAATTCGCTGGTTTGGGGTTCGCGTGGCCGAGCCGCATCACGATGGCACACCGCACTGGCATTTGCTGATCTGGGTGAAGCCGGAAGATGTCGCGCAGGTGCGTGATGTGTTCATTTCCTACGCCGTCGAGGAAGACAAGGAAGAGCTGTATCCGCAGTTCGACCGCAACCCGAAACGCGCTGAGAAAAAGCAGGCGTTTCACGGGCCATTGAATTACAAACCGCGCTGCGACTTTGGCTATATCGACCCGGCCAAAGGTACGGCAACCGGCTACATCGCCAAATACATTTCCAAGAACATTGATGGCTTTGCCATGGACGATGAGATTTCCGACGAAACAGGCAAGCCCGTGAAAGACATGGCCAAGAATGTGAACGCATGGAAAAGCCGCTGGGGTATCCGCCAGTTTCAGTTTTTTGGTGGCGCTCCGGTCACGACTTACCGCGAGCTGCGCCGCTTTGCTAACAACGACAAAGCCAGCTTTAACCAGTACCTCACTCAGCTGAACTATGAAGAGCTGCTGACCATTTACGAAGAGTTGGACGTCCGCGAAGGCCGCAAGTTGATCGGTCCGCCTATTCCGGCAGAGCTGATTCGCCGCCATAAGAAGTTCGACAGCAAGTATCTGTTTGTGCTGCTCACACAGGTTTATCAGGCCGATCTGGAACACGAAAACGGCACCGTCACGGAAGTGATGAAAGCCGCCGATCGTGGCCAGTGGCGCGATTACATCATGGGTCAGGGCGGCCCGTTCGTAAAACGTGCAGACCTGCTGATCACCAACGTTTATGAAGAGCTGCCGTTTGCTTCTCCGCACGGTGAAACCGTTCGCAAGCTGGATGGGTTTGACGCTTCCGGCGTGTTCATCAAAACACGCCTAAGAGTCTGGACGATTAAGCAGAAATCCAAAGTTAGCGATGATGCGGAAGCGATCGCCCAAGGGAGCGCAGCGACCGTCATTGGCGGCCCCGCCGCCTCTCGGAGTTCTGTCAATAACTGTACGGAGCCCCGCGAGGATCAGGTCAGCGATCAGCTCACCAGGTTGTTAGCACCAGAGCGAAGAAAGGCGAATAAACCGCCAAATATTGATGAAGCGGCACTGGCCGCCCTCCGAAAAGGCAGTTCAATTCGCATCGATGATGAACGAAGTATCCAAATCCGCCCTGCGGAGGTAGACGAGTACGGCGAAAAACGCCCGGCTCAGCTGGTCGAAGTCAGCCGAGTGCCTGCCGATGATTTGTCGTGGATGAATTTTGAAGGTTGGGATGAAGTGTTAGCCCAACCAGAAACCGAAGAGTATCAACAACCGGAGCTGTCGTTCTTCCCAGAACTGGAAGACGACTGGCCGTTAGCGTGAGGAGATCCCATGTTAATCACCTGCCCTATTTGTGGAAGCAAAGCACGTATTGCCACGTCCAAAGCGATGAGTAACGAAACGCGCGAAGCCTATTGCCAATGTCTGAACCTGAACTGCGGCCGTGCGTTTACCACGCTGACTACGGTTAACCGCATTATTGAACCGACTGGCGCCAAGCCAGACCCAAAACTGCAACCCGAATTGTGTAAGGGAGATGCAGATCAGATGGACATCTTCAGTGTGTTTGAGCAAATCCAATAAAGCGGAAGTCTAGACTGCATGAAAATTAATGTCATTCCATCAAAGCGTCTGAACGCACTATTGGATGTTCTGCCTCTGCGCGAAATTCCAGAGCAAACCAGAGCGGCATTGAGGCTGGTCTTTGAGTCAGGTTATTCATACGAACTCGCGTCCCTGAGAACGGGCGTATCGAGCAAGCGCATTTCTCTGGCTGCTCGCAAATTAGACCAAATAGATAGGATACTTCTCAAAGCATATAGGTTGTCATGATGAATATAGATTCAATCGAATTGCACATTTGCAAAAATGCCCTAGTCGACGCGATTCAAACGAAGGAAAATCAGATATTCTTGTCGGCGTCGACAGATGAGAGCGAGAGAATTCGAGAGCGTATCATTGAGTTGGCGAGTTCGTACGGACTGACTCTGTCTGGAAACCCGCTTATATTGCCCAATGGTACAACGCTGACGTTCTTACTCCCTAACAGCCAAACATCTGCAGGCTACTCAGGAAATGTTTATGTCATGAACGGCCTTGCTGATGCCAACTTTTCTTATGTCCGTGATCTGATTTTGTCATGGACCATGCTCAAAAACCACCGAGTAATATTTTCTTCAGACGTTCTGTAATCAGGCATTTTATATTTTCAGACTGATTAAAGATCTCCTTTCTAAAAAAACGATCAAAAACGCACGTTTGCGATCCCAGCGCTTCTCTAAATCCTCAATCTAAAACAGCCCTGAGTTCAGTTCCCATCAGGGCTGTGGTGCAATAACCCTACCTAATTATTTTGCGTCTCTGATTGCGCAAAATTGCAGTGCTGAAATTTGGTGCGGAGGGAGGGGTGAGTCCGAATTAGGCATGAGCGCCTGTCCCCGCCATCATTTTTCCAGCCTGCTGCCTTCTTTGATTTGTTTGAGATGAAGTGAGAGCTTTCATGTGGGAACGACAGTACGAGCGCGGGCGATGGAACGGGCATCAGCTCAACATCCTGGCGACCGCCATTGATGGCGGCCAGCGCCTGCACGTCAGTGAAATTCCCTACGCCGAGCTGCCCAACATCCGTGTGATGGGCAGTAAATCCCGCACCATCAAACTCGATGTCGTCTTTGTCGGCGCTGACTCGCTGGCCGATGCTAACGCGTTCATTGCTAACCTTGAATCCTCCCCGGCCGGAGAGCTGGAGCACCCGTGGCTGGGCGAACTGACGCTGGTGTTCGACACCTTCTCGCAAAGCATTAGCACCAAGCGCGGTGTGGTCACACTCAGCCTGAGCTTTGTGCGTGCCGGCACACAGCCGACCATCAATACATCAGCGACCGTCCGGGTGAAGCAACAGGCCAGCACGGTAGAAAGTGTCTCAGCGGAGTCGTTCGCCCGGGATGTGAAAAGCCTCAGCGTGGCCGACATCAATCAGACGCAGAACGATTTCACTCAGTCACTCAACGTGTTGGTGGACATCACCCACCGCCTGAACCTCGCCGATGACAAGCTGCAAAGCATCAACTCAGCCATCAACGAAGCGTTTGGTGCTATCAGCAGCATCAGCAGTGCGCCGGATAAGTTCGCCACGCTGCTGAGCACCGCCGTTGATCGCGTCGCCGAGGGCGTTCAGTCTGAGCCTGACTCCGACAGTGAAGCGGTCGACAACGCCCGCACCGCGCAGCAACTGATGTTGAGTCAGGTCAAAGAGGACGCTGCCACCCCTCATCACAACATCCAGATGGTGACCGGAGCCGTGAAAGTCAGCAAAGATGTTACCCGTCTGGAGAAGCTGGACTACTTTGACATCACCGCCGTGAACAAACAGCCAGCCATTATTCAAAGCGACCTCGCAGCGCTGATTGACGGCATTGATGAACGCGTGACGGAAACCACAAGCGTCTCAACGGTTGAAAGCCTGGACATCTTCGATGCATTGACAGCGCTGAAAGGCGGCATTCAGACGCAGCATGACAAAGTCATCAAAGGCACCGCGGCGCACCGTGTGATTGAGCAGCCGCGCAGCAAACCGGCCCTGACCATCGCACACGACCAGTACACGGCAGAACCGATCGTTACCGCGATGAATGCGTTGCAGCACCCTCTGTTTCTGCGTGGTGACATTGCAGTGAGGAACCCGCAATGAGCCAGCTTACGATGCACATCAATGGCGCGCAGACGGCCTTTTACTCAGCCGAACTCAGCTACTCTCTCGAGCAGCTCGCGCACACCTTTCGCTGCAAGGTGCCGGTGATGGCCATTCACCAGCCGCTGCCGGTGAGCTTCTATCTCGGTGGCCAGCTCATCCTGAAAGGACAAATTGACCAGGTTGAGTCCGCCACCGATTCAGGCAGCCGCTCAGTCACCATCACTGGCCGCTCCGTCAGTGCCAACATGATTGACTCGCGTATCACCATGGATGCGCTTTACGACCAGCCGATGGATAAACTACTGCGCCGTCTGGCCGCGCCGTTTGGTCTGCGGGTAGAGAGTCTGGTCTCCGCATTGAAGGCCGTACCGGAGTTTCAGATCAACGCAGAGTCGCCGGTAGAAAACATCGCGCAGCTGATTCGAGAGCAAGGCTTGGCGCTGATTGAACGCAATGGCGTGCTGACGATTGAGAACACCGCGCACAGCATCATTCAGGGCATCGGGCTTGAAGTCGGCAACAACATCGAACGTCTTGAGATTGCCCGTCAGTTCCACACCCGCTTTCACCGCACCGAAGTTCAGGGCGCGTGGGACGATGCCAGCGCGGTGGTCACCGCGGCCGATGTCGATGCCTCGCGCACACGGGTGATTATCTGCGATCAGTTACAGTCCGCCGATGCGTGTTTGTCCCGCGCCCGGTATGAACACAACCTTGCGATCGCGCAGAGCCTGACGGCCTCAGCAAGCATTGCCGGACTGTTCCCGGCGCTCGCCATCGACGGACTCAACCGGGTCATCCGGGTTATCGACCAGACGCAGCAGTTCAGTGAAATGCTGGTCATCAAAGCGTTGAGCCTGTCCGTCTCGGAAAGCGCACAAACCACCTCGATGACACTGTTCCGGCCTTTCAGGGAGCAAAGCGATGTCTGACACACTGCTGGCTCGTTTGATGAGCCGGATTAAGAACCTGGTTGGCACCGGCACGGTCACAGGAGCGGAGACGCAGTGGCTGCAGATTAAAACTGCCACGGGCCGCACCAACGATCGCATCCGCCGCGTGCACAACTACGGCTTTATGAGCCGTCCGTTGGTGGGGGCTAAAACTTACAACCTGTTTATCGGGGGCGTCACCGCGCGCGGTATCACTGTCAATGTGGAAGACGAACGTTACCAGATGGCACTGCAGCCGGGTGAGGTCGCCATGCTCGATGACAAGGGGAATCTGGTTCACTTCACCGCAGACGGTATCAAGGTGAACACTAAGGCAAAACTGGACATCACGGCCGCAGGCGATGTCAGCGTTAAGGCTCCCAAAGTGGATGTCACCGCGCCCCAGGTTTCGTTCTCCGGCAATGTGGACATCGGTGGCGACCTCAACGTCGCGGGCAACGTCGGCGGCAGCTCTGGGAAGTTTGCGGGCGTCACGGTGGAAACCCACACCCACGACTACCTGGACGATAACAACCAACGCACTTCATACGGGCCAAACAAATCATGAACTATTTCCGTTTAAACGCGATCACGGCACCGATGAACTCCGAGGAAGGCATGACACACGCCGTCTGGCAGAGCATTTACAACCACAGCGAGTCGACACAGAACGACCGCGCGCGAATGGCCGAAGACGAACGCGGCGGCAACTGGAGCGACGAACTGCTGACCATCGTAGGCTCACGCGACTGGACCCTGCGCCGCGATAAGCTCACCCCGCAGACGCTCGTCATGGCCAAACGCTTTTATGAAGAAGCTCTGGCTTGGCTCATCACAGAGGGCCACGCCAAAGCCGTGACGGTTTCCGTCTGGGAGGCGAAACCCAATCAGATGGGGCGTAATGTGATCATTACCCTCACCGATGACACCACGTTTAAGGTGACACTATGAGCACACAACGCAGCCTGCAGACGCTCATCGAGCGAGCCAAATCGACACTGATGGCGAAAACCGGGCAGAACACACCGGCGATCGATGCCATCGCGTGCGCGATTGCGGGCGTGAGTTACGGCCAGTACGGCTATCAGGATTTGCTGTTTCGCCAGCTTCACCCGGAAACCTGCTCTGAAGCCTGGCTTTATCTGCATGCCAATCGTCATGACACGCCGCGCCTGCTGCCCACGTTTGCATCAGGCACCGTCCGGTTTACTCAGCTCGGTGGCGTGGTGGTCATCCCCAAAGCAACTTTGCTGACCGATGCCGCCGGCAATGAATACGAAGCCACCAAAGAGCAATACAGTGACGTGCCGGTCAGCGTGATTGCCCGCGTGTCCGGCAGTGCCAGCAATCTGCCAGCCGGAAACATTCTGACCTTGTCCGAAGGCTTAGGCGGTATCGATCCGAATCAGGTTCAGAGCCTTGGCATTGAAGGCGGCGCCGACATCGAAACTCTCGAACACTGGCGCGCCCGGGTGATTGTGGCCTACGAGAAAAACGACCTGATCGGCAAAGCGGAAGATTATGAAGCCTGGGCAACGTCAGCGCATGCTGATGTCGACTTTGCCTGGGCACTGGATAACACCCCGGAGCGCGGTATGGTGGAAGTGTATATCGGCCGCCGCACAGCAGACCCGACACTGAGCAGCGAAGTGATAAGCCTTGTTCAGCAGACCTTCGAAGCGCATCGTCTGGCGGGCTGCCATCCTATCGCCTTACTGCCTGAGCATGTTCTTTTGCACATCGAGATTCAGGGCATTGAAGATCAGTCTGTCCGCGATGACGTGGTCACTGCGCTGCAGAGCCTGGTACAAAGCAAAATGGGCAAAATCAACGCCGCGACGGGCAATCCGGAATCCGTCACGCCGACGGAAATTGTGCTGACGGTGTCGAGTGTCACCACCAACTTCATTGTGAAATCGCCGACTGATGAAGTGACGATTGAGAGCCATCAGATTCATGTATTAGGAGACGTGACATGGACACCTCCAGCGTAATCATCAATTACAGCGCGGAAGACTTTGCGCAGGCCATCCGAGCCCTGTTGCCCAAAGGGCAATACTGGCAGGAAGCCGACAACCCGGAACTGACCAGCCTCATTGAGGCAATGGCCACCGACTTCAAAGCCACGCACGATGACATCGAATTGTCTCTGCTGACCGACTTTAAGGAAGCGTTGTTCGGCTGGAAAATCAGCGATTATCAGGCGCTGCTGTACACCCAGGCAGGCGATAGCGCCGGAACCGTCTCTGACGACCGGACCACGCCGAATCTGATTTACGTCGCGCTGCAGGAAGACGCCCGAACCTCATGCGCGCAGGCCTGGGCGGCGTTTGAGGATAAGCGTCTGCCGCATACCGAAATTACCTGGACGTATCAGTCCCGGCTTGATGTCCATCATCAGCTTGCTAACTGCCGGCATATCCTCAATCAACACACTTACGAGGTCACCCAATGAGCTTACTCATCACCCATGCCGGGATTGCCGCCGCGATTCGTGCCGGTGATCTGGGCATTGAATACAAAGTCACTCACATCAGCATCGGCTCAGCCGGCTATGTTCCGAATCCGGAGCAGACTTCTCTGGTGGCTGAAATCCAGAAAAAGGCCATTACCCGCGGGGCGTTGGTGGCACAAGGCCAACTGCATTTTGAAACGGTCTGGGATGGCGATGAAGAGTTTGAAGGTAAAGAGCTGGGCTACTGGTTGGAAGACGGGACGCTGTTCGCGGTCGACAGTCGCGACGGTGAGGTCATCACCTACAAACGCAAAAACACAGTCGTCACCGAAGCCTGTGAACTGAATCTGGCGGCGTCCACGATTGAGAACATCACGGTGGAGATGCTCGGCTCCCCTTACGCCACGGAACAAGTAGCGGGTATTGCCAAAGTCGTGACCACCGGACAGGTCGATACCGGCACAGACGACCGCGCGTTTCTGACCGTGAAAAAGTTTCTTTATGCACTGGATGTCACCACCGTCGTTGACAAACTGGTCACCAACCTCTGGCTTAAACTGGCCGCCAGAATCTTTCCGGTCGGGGCCGCCATTCCGTGGTTTACGGACGTTGCGCCGGACGGTTTCGGTATGTTCAAAGGTCAGGCGTTTGATCTGGCGATTTATCCGGAGCTCGCCAAAGTCTTTCCTGACGGCATCATTCCGGATATGCGCGGGTGCGGCGTCATTGGTAAGGAAGACGGCGAAACGGTGGGTGTGTTTGAAGAAGGGGAAGTGAAAAGCCACGGGCATCCTAATTCAACAGTATCAGGAACCGACTTAGGAACGAAAACCACCAACACAACAGGAAATCACTACCACGCATCGAATACACCGAACGAAAAGGCATTGAACTCAACCTATGGCTCAGGTTTGCCTTCGAGTGTTAACACAAACTCGTATGGCCGCCATGCTTCCACGTCCACAGCGGGGAACCATGCGCATACGGTCGCGATTGGCTCTCATGCTCACACGATTGCCATTGCCTTGTTCGGCGCACTGAAAAACACCATTAACCACCGCAAAGTCAACTGGATTGTGAGGCTCGCATAATGACTCCATTTTTCGCCCAATCTCAGACCGTCCATGTCTCGCGTATCACCTCCGACGGATGGTGGATTGAGAACACCACTGAGCATGTCAGTAAAGGCACGGCGCTGGGTAACGATTTCACTCAGACGCTCTACACACCGTCCCGTGACGGGATGATTGCCCGTTATGACCGGGCAACCGGCACCTGGTCCGATGAAATTGAAGACATGACCTGGAAAACGTACTTTGACCCACATGGAAACCCGTTTGTGATTGGTGAGCCGGATGGACAGTTCCCGGAGAATGCGATCACGCAGTCTCCCCCCGAGTATGAGACAGACTCTCAAACCGTTCTGTTCAAAGAAGGTCACTGGCAGGTTTACCCGATTCTGCTGGGGCAGTCGTTTTATGACGAGTACGGCAATGAATTCAAAGTGTCTGACTACAACTTTGAGTTACCGGAAAACCACACCTTTATTCCGCCACCCGAGTCGCTATCCGCGCAGCACGCGCCCAAACTTGTCAACGGAGAGTGGCAGCAGTTCTTGGACTATCGCGGGAAAATGGCGTACGCCACTGACCGCGACAACGGGGAAAATTACCGGATTGAAGAAGTGGGAGAACTGCCAGCAACGCATACACTAACTGAGCCGGAGCTCTATGACTCGTGGTCAGACGGGCAATGGCAGTATGACATCGAACGGCACCGCCCGTTTAAAGCGGCGGAAGAAAAGCAATGGCGAGACGGGGAACTGACCAGAGTGCTGGACCGTATTGACCAGTACGAGAAAGACCAGAGCTATCCCACTGAGCTGCGCACATCACCAATCAAGACCGAAGCGGATTACCTGAAACTGCTGCAGGACCGAAAAACACTCAGCGATTACCCGGAATCAGACGGTTTTCCTTTTGGGCAACGTCCGACACTATCGGGTCTTATAGCCGAGTAATTCTTAAGGCAAATATTTACCTTGCCCTTTTCGTTGAGCAAATTTTTGCCTCGGAAATTTTGCGATTATGATATGGGCATAAAAGTATAAACGTCAGAGAATGTCCTTAATCCCATGTTCGATAAACAAAAAATCTACCAGTGTCCGGTTGGTGAAAATCCAGAAACCGGAAAGTGTGCGTCTTGTGTGATAGAAAGAGAGCTAGCTAAATCAGCTGCGCTTTTGAAAACAGCCGAAGCAAAAAACGTATCCAGCGGAACTGCATTTTCCGATTTGAAGCCTCAACGTGAACCCGAAGTGACAAAGATGTCGACGAAAGAACGTCTTGCAGTGCAAAGGCAGCAAAACATTGAAGCCAACGATCAGGCGTATGAAATGGTTCAGGCGAGACAAAAAGTTTCACCCCAAAACATGTATTGGCCCCCATATAACCCCACCGCGCCTGAAGGTGAAAAATATATTGATGTTGAATACGTCGAGCCTATTGTCAGCATTGCCGTATTGTCTCTGGAGGAAGCTCAAGAATTTTACCAGAACCTGGGCGGCAAAGAGACCATCGGCAATGTTCGGAGTTATAGTGATTTAACTAAAGGTGGGGCCGAAGCTTACGCCACAGCAAAGGGCTTGGGGGGGTTGGGCGTTAAAGCATCTACGAAAAATATTAATGGGAAAGACTGGGTGATCATCCGTGATTTTCGAAAACACCAACAGACATTAATGAAAGGCAATAAATGGGGAGCGAACAACCCTAAAGTTATCCAGGCAGGCTTGGGACTGAACGATATAAAGGGCGTAACCAGATATGTGAAATTCAATGCCGGTATTGAAATCGCGTTTGCTGTTGGAATCAATGCTACCGACTACATACTGCGTGATGACGCGACCTTAGCAGAACTTGGCGTAAACACAGCGGGTGATTTGGCAAAAGGCTTTATATCGCTGGTAGGGGCTGCGTTATTCACTGCCGTTGTAGTGCCAACAACTGTTGGTGTTCTGTTCAGTGGAATGACGTTCGCTGCAGCGTCATTTATACTTGGCAACGCATTAGATGCGGTTGACAAAAACAACGGTTATTCAGAAACAATGACAGAAGCAGTTAAGGAATATTTTCAATGAACTACTTAAGACTCGTCTTTTTGGGTCTCTTGGGGCTTTTGGCATATTGGCAGGTCGCTGAACAAATAGGTTCGGCATTTTCAACCAATACTGTGATAAAAGCAGACGGTTTATTGAACATTTGGGCGAGCTATAGCGGTTTGCTTATTTGTACCTATCTCTCCATTTATTACTTAAAAGACATACTTCAGCTTTCAATAAATATTGGCAATGTCAACAAAGTGGGCATATTGATGTTTGTTGTTATTGCCCCCCTGCTAGCGATCGCAACATTCGGTCAAACCAAGTCCAATGTTTCGGGTTATGTTGAATGCAAACACGAGCGTCAAGTCTCCAGTCGATACTCCAGTCGTACCTATGCCATCAATGACGAAATTTGTGCCACTCTGAAAGACAACAAGTAAACATAAACAGATGAAAGCCAATACTCATTGGCTTTCAAACTTTCTACATCCCTCATCTAGAAACCGCTTCAATATCAGTCAGTAATTCGGGGCGATACACTGGCCTTTGTTCATTCAACGAAGGTTAAACCATGAAAGCACTGGCAACCCAACTCATCAAAAAACACGAAGGGCTGCGGCTGAAACCCTACCGCTGCAGCAACCAAAAACTCACCATCGGTTACGGCCGCAACCTGCAGGATAACGGCATCAGCCAACAAGAAGCGGAAGCCCTGCTTCAACATGACCTCGATGCTGCGGTGAAAGACGCAGAAACGCTGCCGTATTTCGCATCGCTTAACGAAGCGCGTCAGGCGGTGATCGTCGACATGATTTTCAATCTTGGCCTGCCCCGTTTTGGCATGTTCAAGAAAATGATCGCTGCCATTGAGCAGCAACTCTGGCATGTGGCCGCCAACGAAATGTTGAATAGCCGCTGGGCGCGTCAGGTTGGCAAACGGGCGAAGACACTCAGTGAAATGATGCGCACCGGCGCGCCGTTGCAATAAGGAGAGCACCATGAATTTTTTAACCAGTATCCTCGGCAAAACACTATGGGAAGTTCTGAAAGGTCTGTTTTTTCAGGTTGCCTGGAAAGTCATTCTGGAACGCTTTGCCAGCCGCCTGGTGATTTGGGGATTAGAGAAAATCAAAACCCTGTCCACCAATGATGTCACGCAGGAAACCGTGAACGACATCATCCTGTCGCTGAAAGGCAAAAAACTCAAAGAGGTCGAGCAATGGGAATGACGTTGGACCCAAGCTGGGTGAATGCCGTTCTCGCCTTTGGCACGTTCGTGACGCTGATCCTGAGTTTACTGATTGGCTACCTGTTCCGGTTGTCCAAAGAGCTGGGCGAATACAAAACCCATGTGGCAGAAACCTACGCGACGAAGGACGATGTCAAAGAACTCGGAGATCGAATTGAACGCAGCATGGTGAAAGAGTTCGACCGGATTCATTCGTTGTTGCAGGGGAGGGATGTGGCATAGTCCGCGGGAGCCACAAGGTTCCCGCCGTACTATTGAATAGCGGATTTACTCGAATCACTCTTGAACACCATACTCGTTTGTTAGGCATTGATGCTAGGTAATTTTCCCGTTAACGCAGCCCAGACAACGCCACTTAAAACCGCAATAATTACCAAGCAAACCCGCATTTTAAATACGCTGGTAGCACTGTATAGCCCGAACCAAAATCCGCGCGCATTTGGGCTGGCTAGGGAATATGAAAACTGCCGCAACGAGGCTAAGTGGGCAATAAATGCTGAAAGTGCAACTGCTATAGCTGCCACGAAATTAGATACAACAAGCTCCTTGCCGTGTTCAGTTAGCCCACGCCAAAATTCCATGAATTTAGTTTGTTGAGATAACTGAATGACATCGTTTGGAACATGCTCCCTAGATAACATAGCCAAACCAAATAAACCTAGCGCAAAAAATGCACTGCCAAAAAAGCGAAATACATCATTCTTGTCTGCTGCTCCGCTACCGATGAGAATTAATAAAGCGGCGACAGATAAAACAACGGATGAAAGAGTTAGAATGTTGAGATAATAGTAAACTTGATCAATGTGACTAAAGAACCACCAGATTAACGCTGCCAAGCCTACAACGGCACCAATTGCAAGAGGAATTACTTCATCACCATTTGATCCTTGACCGCCATTATTGTGATGATGGTGATGGTTATTGGTTACATTATTTTGAGTATTATTATCTCCAAACTGGTTATTACCACCATTAACAGTCATGTTTTCAAATTTGCTCAAACCTGCTCTCCTTGTCCGAATCTGTGTTTGCCTAACGCCAACGCCGCCAGAGGGGCGCAGTTTACTGCATCCCTATGACTGGCTTTGTTATGCGAATTTTAGTGAATGTGCTCGATAATTAGATAATCAAGCCAATTTCGTGCTTCATCAATTTTTTCAAGCACCATATTCAGTGCACCTTCATCAAATTGGCACATCTCATGTTCTAAGCCACGTTTTCCATATTTGATTTTTACGTGGGTATAACCTTCGTTATTTGTTTGCATCCAATTGGCATGAACCACTTTATTTCTAAGTGTGCCGCATTCCTTTAAATCTGAAATTAGTTTTGGAAACCAATCAAGTTCGATTTCTTTGGCGCGTAGGATTTCAGTGGAAAATTTGGTGAATAGCTCCACTTTAGAAGCGAACATCATATTCCCTAAAACCAAAAGCCCCTTTTGATCAGATCTATCTGATATTTGACTGCACAGATAGTGATCTAGGTCCGCCTCCAATGCGTTGAAGAAAATTACTACTTCACCAATAAGGGGCATTAACGATTGAACGTATTCGTATGCCTCTTCAGTATCTCCGATACCTTCTACAATAAATTGCCCTACAGGCGACTTTTTAGTTTTCATTCATAATCTCGATTAGATTACCGCATAACGCCAAGCATAACCGGAGGCAAAAAGTTGTGCCGAGAGGAACGAACGGCGTAGCTTTTTGACGTCCGTGTTTATGCGCTTGTTAGGCATATTTATTTGCCGTTTTTAACACGTTCCCATTCCCTCTTTAGAACTATCTGAGACTGGGCAACAATGCGCTGGCCTGCTGCTTCAAACTCAGATGCGTTTGCCTGTTTTTTGTTGATTGACTCAATGAGCTTTTTATCCGCAGAGTCAATTAAGCGAATTAGTTCTTGATGATCTGTTTCCTTCGGGTTGATGAGAAGCTTTATTACTTGGAATTTCTCTGCAAATCTTCCGTATTCTGCGATAGCGTCGTTGGTCGAAACTGATCCGTTAGCATGGGCGTTTGGTAAATGATGAACAATACCAACCAATGTAGCTAATTCATCACGAAGCCGGTTTATCCAAGTTTGCCGATTTGTTGATACAACAGAAGCATTGATCTGTTTTTTGGCAACGACGATGCTTACTAGTGGCCCAACAACAACTGCTACAAAGGCAGTGACCGCGCTTACTACTGCTGGTTCAAAACTCATGGCTTCTCCCAATGCCTAACATTTTATCCTTGCGCATGCGCGTTTATCTCATTAGACCAGTAAAACGTGCACAGTTAACTACTTGTATGTAATGAACTTATCAGCATTTTTCTAGATTCACCATCTGGAAAAACGCGCATGCGCATTTCCCAAACCTATTATCTAACCCATAGGTTTTATAATTGCATGATTTTAAGAACATTCATTCATATCGGAATGTGAAAACGCGCACGAAGTTGAGATAAAAATCGTCTTGATTTCTATATAACTGTATGCCTGCCCAGCTTTTAGGCATTGCAAAGAGAATGGCAACATTTGAGTGAAATGGATGAAAATTTGTAGGCGAGAAAGTATGCGTTGGACTGCACCACAAATAACGATTTAACTCATTTGGGGCAAAGATGACTTACGTCATTTCTCTGCGAGCCAACGCAGAATACATTGGCCCAGAGATTAGTCGAAGGCTTCAGCTCTCTTTTTCCAAGCTCACATACTCATTGAGTTTAAGCACCCCACTCCCCACAAACTCGTTCAGTTCGGTCAGTGAATCAATCAGTGGCAGCAGCTCATTTTTGTGGAACAGCCAGTCCACTTTATTGAGGTCGAGTGAGGTAATACTCTCGCGGCGAATGCTCATCAGCTCGATCGGTACGCGGTGCAGCGCCAGCACGTCGTTCATGGTCTGGTTCTTCACGTCTTTAAACGAGTCTTTCGCTTCCACCTGGCCGATGGGCTTGAGTTCCGGCGCTTTTGTGTCTTTCCCTTTGGCATTCACAAACAGGTTTTTGAACGCCATCCCTTCTTTGGCCTGCAGCTTGTTACGAATGTCGTTTTCCGTCTCTTTGGTCATGCCCGGCTCGTTCATATACAGCAGGTAACCTGCGTGGGAGCCGTTGCGGTAATACTGGCGGCGGAACAGCGTGGCATCGTCGTTCAGCCAGATAGAGGTCAGCCCGCTGACGTGTTGCGGCAGGCCGTACAGCTCCTGCGCCACATCGTATTCAGCCAGGTGAAAAATCTGCCCGTCGCAATAATCAATCCGCCCTTCGTTGCTGTAGGCACGGGGTTTGTAGGTGTACCCCAAATCACCGCGGCGGCGCATGTACAGCGCCGGAAGGTGTCTGATGTGTACCACCTGCCCGAACAGGTTGCGTACCACCTGAAAGTAGCCGTTGCCAAAGGTGAGGTAGTCCTGAATAAACCGCTTAAGGTCGCGGCGCGGCAGTACGTCGCTCACCGTGACGGCGTAGGTCAGCGTGTTGCGTTTAAACTCAATCGCACTCGAGTGCATCGGGTTCACGCGCAGCGCTTTGGCCAGCGTATCGAGTGCGATCGGCGGCTCGTACAAATCATCAATCAGCGCTACTTCAAGGTAGCTGAGAATATCGCTATTCATCACACTGACCGGGTTAGAAAATTCAATCTCAATCACGTTCTGTCTCCTAGAAGAACGACACCGTGGTGTCATCCTCACTGTGAATATCAATCGGCTCCCAGTGCATCACATGCATCGAAGCCCAGGCCAGGTCTGCGTGCGAGCCCACCTTGCTGCGGTTGGAAATAAAAGTCACCTGGTTGCTGGCTTTGGTGGTCTGCTGGCGGATCATCAAAAAGGAATGCACCAGGTCATCCCATTCACCGTCGAACTGCAGGCGCCCGTCGTTGATGATTTCGCGCGCCTTGTACACCATCATCCGTTTCACTTCCGGCGAGTAATCCAGCTCAATCAGGCTCGGGTAGAACTTGCGCACCAGCTCAGCCACGGCCGAGCCGACGCCGCTGACATCAATCGCCAGATGCACCACATTGTATTTCTCGGTCATGGCTTTAATCGCGAGCGCCTGCTGCTCGTAGCTGGAGCCTTTCAGGCGCGCCCGTTCAATCAACCGGAACACGCCGCCTTTGCGTTTGGGTTTGAGCGCAACCACCAATCCGGCATCGTCGGAGCCTTCGCCCTGACCGCCGCCGCGCGGGTCATAACCCACCAACACTTCGGCGTTGCCCGCAGGCCGCGCTTTGTTGTGGTCCACGTCCTTCCACAGCGATGAATCGGTTTTACACGCCAGCAGCGCTTTGAGCGCAAAGATGGACGCCGAATCATCCAGAAACACGCAGCGCAGCAGGTTGTCGAATACGGTTTTGTCCGGGTACTTACGGCGCAGTTTCTCCATGTTGAAGAAGGTGGCGCCTTTCTCAATTGCGTCATCAATGGTGATGATCTGGCGGAAAATGCCATCAACACCCAGTGAGCCGTTCCTGAGCGCCGCATGACTGATGTCAATCCCTTGCTCTTTCTTGCCCTGCCACTTCGGATACGCTTCATGCGCCACGGTCGACGGCGTCGACAGATACGTGGTGCGGTACTTGTCGTGAATCGACATCCCGCCCGCGTAGTCATCCAGCTCACCGAATTTGGGGATCCAGAACACTTCATCGAAATAGACATGGCCGTTGAAGCCCTGCGATGTGCGGGCGTTGGTGGAGAGGAAGTAAAACGTCGCGCCGTTGGAGAGTTGCAGCTCATCTTTGCCTTTGAGCTCCACGTCGCCAATCTCCAGTGCGAAACGGCGGATGTAGTTTTTGAAGATCTCAGACTGTTTGCGCGAGGCCGACAAAAACACCTGATTGTCGCCACTCAGCACCGCATCCTCAAACGCTTCATAGGCGAAGTAATAGGTCAGGCCAATCTGGCGTGATTTGAGGTAAAAGCGGAACTCGTTCAGCTCCGGATTGCACTTGTGGGCGTGAATGTCTTTCTGGTACTCGAAAAATGTCTTCTCACGAAACTCGTCCAGCACCGTTTGGGTGATGTGCGAAACGTCGTTCTTCACCTTGTTCGGCTTGCGGCCGCGCTTATTGCCTTCGCTGTGACTGCTCGCTGGCCGATGCTGCCGACTTTCGGCTTCATCGCGTTTGCGCTTCTGGGCCAGCAGCATTTCCAGCTCTTTGAGCTGCTCATCGTGCTTTTGGTCGAGCCACAGCAGATAGGCAATCCGCTGGCGCAGCATCAGCTCTACGGGCGCATCGTCCCGCATCGCTTTCCAGTCAAATTTCGAAATCCATTGCTGGACGGTTCGCACCGCAACGCCCACCGCCTGCGCAACTTCGGCAGGTTTGTACTGACGCAGATACAGCCCAAGCGCTTTGGTTTGGTCTGCGGTGTACATCGGTGAGGATTGCTCAATAGCCAGATTCGTTTTCATGCTGGCAGTGTGCAACAGAGCCCGCCGCGACTCAGCAGAGAGACTTTCTATATCGGGTATCTAGAATCGCCGTGAATACAAAAAGTTAAGGCCATTGGTTAGATTGGAATCATCGAATTCAGGAGCATTCAGGCATGTTTCAGTCACAACCCATTTGTATTTTGCAGGCAGGCACGACCGTCGACGGACGTGTGATTGAGCAGAACATTATTGATGAAATCGCAGAGAGCTATAACCCCGAGGTCTATACCGCGCGGATCAACCAAGAACACTTCGACTTTGGCAAGAAATTCGGTTCGGTGCAGTCGGTGGAAAAGCGTGGCGACAAACTGTTTGCGGTGCTGAAACCCAATTCACTCTTATTGAGTGCGGTAGAACAGGGGCAACTGCTGCATACCTCGTGCGAACTGATGGAGAAATTTGCTGACACCGACAAGGCCTATCTGACGGGTCTGGCATTGACCGACAAACCTGCGTCACTCGGCACCACGCAAATCCATCTGTCCAGTCAGTCCGATGGCAAGAAGTACGTGCAGACACATTTCCCCATCAAACCTGAACACTTTTCACATCAGAGCACCGACGACGATCTCTCGATGTTTCAAAAATTCAAAAGCTGGCTCAAAGGCGAAAACGCGCCCGAGCAGCTCTCTCACACTGAGGAAGAAGACGACATGAACAAAGAAACCGAAGAGCTGCTGAAGCAACAAATTGAGCAGAACACCAAGCTGAGCGATCAGCTCGGCCAACTGGTGCAGACACTCAGCGCCAAAGAGCAGCCCGCCGAGCCGGAAGTCAAAGACGAGCCGCAGAAAAGCGAGCTGGAAGAGAAAGTCGAAAAGCTCTCTACACAGCTTGGCGAACTGACCACCAAACTGAGCAGCATCACGGATGAGCAGGCGCGCATCCTTGCGGGTCAGGACGCGGAACCCGAGCCGTACCTGTAAGCGCCGGCTTTAGTCTCTCACCCCATTTGTATAGGTAAACACATGCAAGAGCATACCAAAAAGAAACTGAGCGCCTACGTTCAGGCGGTCGCGCAGCAAAACGGCGTCGAGAACGCCACCGAGATGTTCAACGTCTCGCCGAACGGCACTCAGCGCATCATCGCGGCCATTCGTGAAAGCAACTGGTTCCTGAGCCGAATCAACATCATCACCGTAAAAAACCAGATTGGTGAAGCGATTGGTCTGGGCGTGAGCGGCATGATTGCCAGCCGCACCGACACCTCCGGCGACGGCGAGCGCAAACCGAAAGACTACCACGGCATGAAAGCCATGCCTTACGCCTGCGTGCAGACCAACTTCGACACGGCGATCCGTTATGCCAAGCTTGATGCCTGGGCGCACATGAAGAGCTTCAACCAGATTGTGTCCAAACACACCCGCGAGCAGATCGACGCCAACAAAATCACCGTCGGCTGGTTTGGTAAAACGGCGGCCGCGAATACGGATGCCGCCGCCAACCCGAACGGCGAAGACGTCAACAAAGGCTGGTTCCAGGCGATGCGTGAGCACAACGCCGAACGTTTAATCACCGAAGGCGTAGAAGGCTCCGGCGTTATCCAAATTGGTGAAGGCGGCGACTTTGCCAACCTCGATCTGGCGGTGCTGAACCTGAAAAACCTGCTGCACCCGGCATGCGAAAACGACTCTGACCTGGTTGCCATCATCGGCTCTGATCTGCTGGCCTATGAAAAGGCCAAGTTCTACGACGCGCACGGCAATACGCCGACAGAAAAGAGCAAGATTCAGGAGCGTCAGGTCATCGGTACCTATGGCGGCCTGCCTGCGGTGTCGGTTCCGGGCTTCCCGTCAACAGGCATCATGGTGACCAGCTACGACAACCTGTCTATCTACATTCAGGAAGACTCAGTTCGCCGCACGGTCGGTAAGAAAAACGACGCCAAAGACCAGATGGAAAACTTTGAGTCGATGAACATGGCCTACGTCATCGAGCAGCTTGAAAAAGTGGCGGCGGTCGAGTTCGGCAACGTCAAACTGAAAATCAACGGGGCGTGGGTATAACCGCGCCAGACTGACACCCTCCAATGCAGGCTCTGTCACGTTATCAGTCTGGCTCCTACACAGATTGTTATTCGTGCACTGCTGCCTGCATTCCCTCAAAGGTGATGTATGGAATTTATCGGCAATAAAAGCGACGTGTATGCCTCCGAGCTGCCCGCCACGGATAACTTCCCCGCGCTCAAAATCTCAGAGTTTCAGTCTCTGTTTCATTTCCTCAGCAATGAGACAGAGGCAGGCATTCTGCAACAGGCGAAAGTCTCGCGCATTAAGGTGCACCGCGAGCTGGTGAATACCATCGCGCAGTACGAGAGCCTTGCCGCGCTCTCAAAGGACAAGTTCGGCGATGAAGAATCCGCTACCACGCTCTACACCCAGGCGGTGTTTGCGCTGACGGCCAGCGAGCTGATCGGCATCCGGCTCAGCTCCGATGCCACCGCCGAAGCGGCAGAGCGTCAGGAAGCGCTGAGCAGCAAGAAATACCATTGCGAGGTGCAATACCGCCAAGCAGTAGATCTGCTGCTTCACGGGCAGGAAACCTACTGTTTTGAGGTGGTGTGATGAAAGCGCTGCAAAGTTTAACGGACCTGTTCAGAGAGCACGTGATTGATGCCAAGAACTTCACCGTCTGGGCTGAAGACGGCGCGCTTTTCTGCACTCAGGGCGACAGCGTCGACGGGTTTGAGCTTGAGTACACCGCCATCGTGTTCATGCAGGATGTCAAAGTGCAGCCGCACATTCTGATGATGCACCTGGTCTCCTGGCTCAATACGCACGACCCGTACCGGATGGAAAAAGGATTGCCGTTTCCGACCTTCGCCACCGAGCTGCTGGATAACGGCCGCTGCGACATCAAAATCAAGATTGACCTGCGGGAAGCCTTCGCATTGCAAGCCCACCCGCAAGGAAACTGGCAACAACACGGCGAGCGTTTTGAGTGCGTGGGCGATTTTGCTGCCCGTGTCGACGAAGACGACCTGAATGAACTGGTGCTGTTTGTCGGCCATCTGGATGATTTGCCATGAACGAGCTCACGCTGAATACACCGGAGCAGCTCACTCAGGTGGTCGAGCGTCTGGTGCTGACCGCCACTGACAAACTGGATTTGAACCGGCGCATGGCCAACCGCGCGCGCCAATTCTTCCGCGCTCAAATCCGGGCGCAGCGGGACATTGAGAATAACCCGTACCAGAGCCGCACGGGTCGCAAGAAAGTGAGCCTGCGAGACGGGGCAACGTCACGCCATACCGTCAACAACAAGAACATGTTGATGGGCCTGTCGAAATCCCTGCGCACGCAGGCCGATGAACACCATTTTGAAGTGGGCCTGGCGGGCGTCGCCGGGCGCATCGGCCAGGAGCACAATCAGGGCAGCCAGCTCTCGTTTACCACCCGCGTGAATGGCTTCTTCGACAGCAAGACCGGACGCTGGCAAGGCGGGCGGCGGGTCAAACAGAACTATCAGATGCCCCGGCGGACCTTCATCGGCTGGACGCCGGAGATCGAGCGCGAGCTGCTCGCCATGGCGGCAGAGCACTTTACAACTGACGTGGAAAGTTAAATGCAAACCATCAAAGTCAAACCACAAAAAGGGTTACTGGTTCGTGACCCGGATACCCGGGAGCCGTTAAAGGCCGCGGGCGAAGAGAAGCCGCGTAACCCTTACTGGCTGCGTCGCATTAAAGACCAATCCGTCGTGCTCGTCACCACGAAAACGGCAACGAATAAGGAGAACGGCCAATGAGCATCAGCTTCTCAGAAGTTCCGGCCAGCGCTTATGTGCCCGGCATGTATGTCGAAATCGACAACAGTCTGGCCAACAGCGCGGAAGACCAGCAACGGTGCCTGGTGATCGGCAACGCGGTGGCGGGTGCCCCGGTGGCGCCCAACACCGTTGTGTTGTGTATGGACGAAACCAAGGCGCAAGCGCAGTTCGGCGCCTCCGACATCGTCGACATGGTGACCTACTTTCGCAAGCAGGATGAAAGCATGCCCGTCTACGCCATCAGCGTGGACGCGGCCGATACCATGTCAGCACTGGCGGCTCTGGGTGATGTGCAGTACCACCATATTCTCTGTTCGCTCAATGATGACACCACCATCCGCGATTTGGGCGAGTTTCTGGAGAAACGTTATCAGGCGCTGCAACAGATCCCCGGCGTGGCTTACATCCCGAAAAAAGGCACCCATGCGGAGCTGATTACCTTTGCCAACAAAAGCAACTGCCCGCTGATCAGCTTTATGCCGGTGAACGCGCTCGGGAACTCCGCCAATGAAGCCTTGACGGATGCGGCGGCGATTGGTGCCTGGGCGGGGCAAATTGCGCCGTCACTGGCGAACGACCCGTGCCGCCCGCTGCAAACGCTCAAGATGAGCGGCGTCTACTCCATTGCGGACACCGAGTTTGACTGGGCCGAGCGTAACCTGCTGCTCCACGAAGGCATGGGCACGTACGTCGTTACCTCCACCAAAGAAGTGCAGGTGGAGCGCGCGGTCACCGCTTACACCGAAAACGCATCCGGCATCGCCGATAACAGCTATCTCGACATCATGACGCCAGCCACGGCGATGTATTTTCGTCAGAAACAACGCTCGCGCATCTTAAGCAAATACGCCCGTTTCAAAGTGGCCAAAGACGGCACCCGCTTTGCGCCGGGACAGGCGATTGTCACGCCCAGTATGTTCAAAACCGAGCTGCTGGCGCTGTACAAAGAGCTGGAATACAACGGCATCGTGCAGGACTTCGACGGCTACAAGAAGTCGCTCATTGTTGAGCTCGATGACACCAACAAGCAGCGGATCAACTATCAGGACTCACCGCAGTTCGTGAACGGATTGATCATCGTTGCCGGCAAAATTCAATTCAGGAAGTAAGCCATGGGAACCACAATCACCAGCCGCGCCGTGCTGAACGCCGGCTCTCTGGGCCGCCTGCCCATTAAAGAAGGCGCAGAAATCGGGTTTGGTAACCTCAAACGTGAAGCGGTGCTAGGCGATGACGGCGTGCTGGGACACAGCGAAGTGTATGAGGGTGCGCCCTACATCAAAGCCACCATCGTGCACGCCAAAGCCACCGATGAGGACGCCATCAAAGGCTTCGTGGATGAGAACATCACCCTCGAACTCAACAGCGGCAAAGTCTACACCCTCACGGATGCCTGGACGGTGGACCCGCTCACGCTGAACGTCAAAGACGGCCAGCTGGAAGTGCTGTTCAACGGCTACGAGCTCATCTCACAGTAAGGAGCGTGACATGCTATCGATTTTGTTAAAGCGGCAAACTCAGCAGCAAAAGGCGGTTCAGGCCAATCCGATGCCAGCCGCGGCGACGGGAAAAAGCGCCCGCCCGACGCTGGCCGACAAACCGTGGGAAGAAACGCAGGCCATGCTCAAACAGGATTTGGCGTTCCTGCGCACTCTGGCCGGCTCTCAGGAAAAAGACCCGTACAAAGCCGAGCTGGTGAAGAAATACCAGCCGCTGGTTGAAAAGCTTCTCACCACTCACACCGACCTCGGCAATCTCGATGTGGTGTGGTGGTTCTATCAGTGGCAGGTCGATTTGGGCCAGCTGACGACGGTACACGACAGCTTCCGCGCGGCCATCGACATGGGGCTGGGCACGCCGGACAGCTGGAAGTCAAACGGCCAGACCGCGTTCTGTGACATCGTGTTTAAGTACTCGCACCACGCCTCAAAAGAGAAGCTGGCATTTAACCGCGACTACCTGCTGCAGGCTGTTGCCGATTTGCAGGCCGGAAACCTCGCCACCAACGCGCCGCTCAAGGTGAAGATGTTCCGTCTGGCAGGTGACTGGTATGACGCAGACGGCGACACAGAGAAAGCGTACGCGCTGTTTGATGCAGTGATGAAACTCGACCCGAACAAAGGCGGTCGCAAGACCCGGCTCAACGAACTGAAGGAAGAACTCGGTTATGGCAACTCCGATTAACAATCAGGCTGAAGTGAAAACGGCCACGCTGGCCACCCCTATTGTGAAAGATGGTGTGGAAATCAACACGGTGGACATTCGCAAACCGCATTCGGGCAACCTGCGCGGGCTCAGCCTGATTGATGTGTGTGAGATGAAATTTGATGCCGGTGAAGTCCTGCTGCCGCGCATTTCGTCTCTGACTGAGCGCGACTTGCTGAACCTGCCACCGGAGAACTGGGCGCCACTTTTGACCACCATCGCCTCTTTTTTCGTGAATACGGAACTCTGATAAACCGGGTTGAGGACTACTACGCCGACATCGCCATGGTTTTTCACTGGCCGCCGAGCGAAATAGACGCCCTCAGCTACGACGATTTATTACTGTTCCGCGAGCTGGCACGACAACGAACCGAAACACAAGAGAGCGATTAGCTCTCTTTTTTGTATGAAGGACATCCGGATGAAGATGAACCTCTCCGTGGTGATGGGACTGAAAGACAAAGTGTCCGCACCGCTTAAAGGCATGGCGAGTGATTCCGACCACTACGCCAAAGCCATCAAAAAGATTCAGAAAGCGCAGGCGGATGATTCGGCCGCGATCGGCATGATTGGCTCATTCAAAAACACCAAAAAGGCGATGAGCCAGAATACGCTTGCGATGGCATCGGCCAGTGAAAAGCTTCGCGAGCTGCAAGCCAGCGCGGCCGCGGCAGGGAAACCGACCGCCGCCCTCACCGAGAAAATTGCCAAACAGCAGCAGCGGGTCGATAAGCTCACACAGCAGCAGGACCAGTACAAAACACACCTGGTTAAACTGGGTGGCGAGCTGAAAAAGACAGGCGTCAAAGTGCACGACCTCGATGGCGAGAACAAGCGGCTGGAAAGTCGCTACAAAAAACACGGCGCAGAAATTGACAAGCTGACAAAAAGGTACAATCGATTTCGGCTCGCCGTGACCCCTCTGCAAAAACTCAATAGCATGATCCGCCTGCCGAATGTGGCCGGAGCGGCGCTCGGCAAAGGTGCCGCCCTGCTCGGAGGTTTCAGCCTGGCCGGACTGGCAGCCGAGGTGAACAGCAGCGCGGCTGAGATGGACAAACTTGCCAAGAAATCCGCCAACCTCAATCTGCCGATCAGCGAACTGCAGGCCATGCAATCGCAGGCCGAACACGCGGGCGTGAGCGCCGATGCGCTGTCGGCCTCAATGACTCGCTTTACCCGCCGTCTGGGTGTACTCCAAACCACCGGAGCAGGTGCGCTGGGCAGTTACCTGAAAAAGAGCAAGAACGCCGCGTTCCGCGATTTGCAGGGCGCGAAAGATACCCAGGAAGCCTACCAGATGCTGCTGGAGTCTTTCTCCAAACTGAAAACCGCGCAGGAGCAGATGGCGTTTGCGGATGCCGCCTTTGGTGACAGCGGGCGGGAAATGCTCATCATGCTGCGAGAAGGCACGCAGGGGCTGACTGCTGCGCGTCAGGAATTCAACGATTTGGGCGGCGGCGCTACTGCCGAAGATGCCGCGAAAGCCGAAGCGTACAACGACGCAGTGCAGCGCATCTCTGAAAGCCTGCGATCGATTAAGTTTGCCGCGCTGGCGCCGATTATGGAGAAAGCCACCCGGCTGTTTACCGAGTTCTCGGAGAAGTTCAAAAACACCCAGTGGCGCACCGAGTTTATGGACAAAGTGATTCAGACCGTCAACGGGCTGTATCAGGCGCTGGAGTTCTTAGGTAAAGGGCTGATTTTTGTTACGCAGAACTTCAAAGGCATTCTCACCATTCTGGCGATCGCCAAAGTGGCGCTGATTGGCCTCAATGCGGTGATCATGGCCAACCCGATTGGCATGATGGTCACGGCGATTGGTGCCGCAATTATTGCCATCACCTACCTGGTGGATAAGTTCATCGGCTTAGACAAAGTTGTCAACTGGGTGAAGGAGCAATTCGTCGGACTGTGGAACGGGATTAAGAAGCTCATCAACATGCTGCCGGACTCTCTCATTCCTGACGGCTGGGAAAAAAGTTTAAATTCTGCCGGCACAGAAGTCGATAACCTGGCGAACAAACTCGACAGCATCAAAGACAAGAACGCCACACTGGGGATTGTTACCAACGAAACACGCAACCAAACAGACCGCACCAAGGCCTATACTGACTATCAGAGCGGCGGCTTGCCTGCTCACAAACCTTACAACCCTTACCAGCCAATCAAGAGCCAGACGTTGAATAGTCGATCGGAAGTCGCACTGACAATTAAGTCAGACAAACCGGTGACCGTGGACAAGGCGAAAAGCGAGAAAGGAACCGACCTTAATCTGGATGTCGGTAACTTAGGTTGGAGCTATTAG